TTTCAATGTTTAACTAACCAACACCCATAGAATACCACAAGTATTAGGAAAATCATACTTAACAGCAAAATAATCATACTTTGTTGTTTCTATGCAAAGGTTGGGGTACTCGCTACTTCCAACAGGCTAGGAGTCCAATCTACCCCTGTTGACATCCGCTTTCCCCCTAATTCAATTAAACCAAATAAACACCCCATGCAGGATGCCAATTGGAAAAAAGATTGCACCTGCAAGCAAGAATCCCCATGCGGCATGACCGAAACAGTAGAAGATGTGAGTCAGCCATGCAATAAAGCATAGCCACCCAATAATTTCTAGTTCTTTCATGCTAAAAAGGGATGCGGTCGTCTAAATCGTCAAAATTGGTCTTTTGAGCGGTTTTTTTATTGTCTGAAGGGGTTGTGTTGGACCTTGGCTTTCCATCGCCTTCTGTGCGGTTTCCTTGCAGTATTTGCATATGTTCTCCAACAATCTTGGTTGAGAATTTCTCAACACCTGTAATTCTGTCGGTGTAGCGCTCCGTTTTCATCTTGCCTTCGACATAGATGGAATTGCCAGACTTTAGGAAATCACCAACGATTTCAGCCAGGCGCCCGAAGAAAACCACATTGACCCATTCGGTTACTTCTTTCTTTTCGCCATTCTTGTCTTTGTATTTCTCGGTACAAGCGATTGACAGATTTGCCACCGCCTTTCCGTCTGGCATAAATCGGATTTCAGGGTCTCGCCCCAAGTTTCCTATGCCCAGCCATTTGTTTAAAGATGCCATGATTAATCCCTTTTAAGGTCGTTGTAAATAAGTTCGCAGTCTTTTTTGGTATTCATGACCACACTCATGCAGTCTTCCATAAAAACTTCTTTTTTTTCGTCCACTTGTACAACTGCTTTGGGTTCGGAGGTCCAATACCCCAAAAATGCAAATGCAAAGAAAATGAAAATAATAAATTTAATGCAGTCTCCAATGAAATTCATTATTTACTCCATTTTGTAGGTTTCGCAGTGGACATCCACTGGTGTTTTTATTTTGCCAAATTCTGTTGTCTGTAATACATAACGAATGACTGGCTTCATTCGAGCGGATTGGCATTGCTTCACCGACTCGATAACCTCTTGCCTATCCATCTCTTCTGGTCGCTTGTAGTTGCTGACCAGCACAGGTTTAGGCGGCGGCGCTGATGTTGTTGTGACTACTGGACTATTGTCTTTTGGCAATATTGAACATCCAGTGATTAAGCTAAAAAATGAGAAACAAGCAATTTTTAATAAATTCATGATTAGTCCTTAGATAATTTTTCAATGATTTCTTCAACCTCGCTCAAAAACTTTTTGACTTCGGTTTCCATTTCTTTAATCAATGCGTCATCACGATGCACTCGGATAACAAACAATTGATTTCTTTCTGGCATTCTTGGGTCGTAGGAAACGAAGTCGGCCCACTCTCGCTCCATTACCCAAAGCTGTCCATGCACCTGCTTGACATACTCTGATGGAAGTTTGTTAGCAAAAATATACTCGACATGAGTGGTGCTGTTGGGGCATTTCAGTTCGACCAGCCCCCCTTCAGCAAGACCGTCTGGGGAACAACCTACCCAAGGAATAGATGGATGTTTCCAAAAGCCTGTCTTGTCAACAAGAATATTCGTCTTCGCTTCGTAGGCCATGCGAGCAAAGCCTTCCTGCTGGACCCCCCATTCAATTGCGGCGCTGGTAAATGACTCGCCAATCTGCTTGGTCAATCGCTCAGTGACTAAGCGAATCTTGTAGTTCTTGCGAGTTGTGGCTTCACCTGATTTGTTTTTTGCCATCACAGCATCTAGGTTTGAAGCCGACACATACCCCAGTCGGGCTTTCTTCCATTCATCGGTTCCTTGCTCTAAGTGAATTGCATCTTGAATTATTTCCATGATTACTCCTTGGGCAAATCGAGTTGTGCTTTGCGAGAATCTTTTGCGATTTCTAATTCTTTCAATGCAATTGGGTCATTGGTGACTTGCTTGTATGCGGCGATGAAGTTTTTCTTCAGGTCAGCAAGAGTTAGCGAATCATAAATTGATGTCAGCAATTGAGTAATGTCCATCGGTTCTGCTGGCTCCTGCTCTGGCAAATCTTCGCCAGCATAGATGTACAAAGCAAGTCCAAACATTGCAAGGTTTTTAACCAAACAACGCATGATAGTTTTGTTAATGTCAAACATTGTGTATGCATCAACCGATTTTTCCATCAACTGTTTAGTTTTCCAATCTCGAACAGAATAAGTGTATGGGGTTGATTTCATGGCTTTGTTTTTACCATCCATCACAGGCAACCACATCTCATGAGTGATGCCATCAATGGTGACTTCTGTATAAACAATTGCGCCAGCTTCACTCTCGAAGTATGGCAAGCCATTGGAATTTTTGATGACCTTGTAGGTTACATCGGGACAATGTTGTTTGATTTCGTCCCATGCCCATGCCCATGAAAGATAGGATAAACCTTCTTTCTTTTCAACTCTGTCGTTAACATTGATGGTACGAAGCTGTGTAAATGTTTTCATGATTACTTTCCTTTCAGTTGATTAAATGCTTGTTTGCTTGCTACTTTTTCCCAGTAGTTCTGNTTTGATAACCAAAACAACCGACCGAGTTTTTCAAATTCACGGTNNTTAAGCCATTCGCTGATGTATTCTTTTTCTGCATCGAATGCACCTTCGCAAAATGCTTCGGTGAATCGGTCAAAAGAATCAACATTCAGACTTTGCAAGATTTCGTATTCCAAGTCGTCCAATGCGTCCTCCTCTTCATACTTGTCTTGGTATGGCTTCTCTAGCCAGTTGTCGTATGCTGTCATGATTACTTCCTTTCTGTTGTGATTGCGGATTGATTGTAATATATTATTTATGCACATTGCAAGTTTTTTTATGTATGCCAAAANAACCGATAAAAATCATGTCGAAATAAGCGCCGCCTTCCGCAAAATGGGTGCTATGGTTTTAAATTTGTCCCGACAAGGTGAAGGGGTTCCTGACTTGCTTGTTGGTTTTAGGGGACACACTATCTTGGTCGAAGTCAAGTCCACCAAGCGAGCTACCTACACCGAAGCGCAAAAAAAATTTATTGCTGAATGGACTGGTGGCATGGTGGTCAGGGTTGACAGTGTTGATGATGTGATAAATCTCATAAAAAAACTTTCCGCACTTCCATAATACATGCTATAGTTCCGCACTAACTGTCACCTCCATTTTTGCAAACTCGCTAACAGTAACCAGTTTGACTAAACCCTTGTCCAAACGATTGCGGAAACAAGGGTTTTGAATAAAGGCTGATGCCTGTTTAAATGTGCAAGGAATAGTCAAATCAGACCATGTATTGTCATAATCGCTGAATTGGATTACCAACCATTCTTTTTTCCAAGAGTTGCTTTTCATATAGTTCCTTAAAAGACCGCTTGCTAAGTGCTACGGCATGGATAGAAGTATAAGCCAACTTATCAATAAGTCAACAATTATTTTGTAGGTAGTTTCCCTAGTGTCTCATTTAGGCAACTTATGTATAATCTTGCTTATGGACAAACAAAAGTTTATTGCACTCGCAGGCTCACAGCGTGACCTTGCCAAACTATTAGGTATCAGCCAAGCGGCTGTTTCTCAATGGGTAACTGTTCCCCAACAGAGAATTTGGCAGTTGCAAGTGCTTAAACCAAGTTGGTTCAGTTAGGTTATACTTTGCAAAACGCTTGGCGGCGTTACTCGTAGTAGGGTTACACATGAAGTCTGCTGGTACTACGCCAGTCCGCCAACACCGAAAGGTGAGACTTCAGGTGTAACCTTTTTTTTTAAGGTTTTTATGAGCATTTTTCTACCAGCGGAATTAGAAACTGAAGTAGTTGGTCATGGAGATGGGTTTATATCAATAAACCAAAAGAACAAAGAAGGTGAAGAATCTCTTATTTGGTTAACTGTTCATCAGTTTGAAACCATTTTTAACCGAGAAAAGCATCTTGTTCGTGAAGCATTGGGTACAGAATGAAACGTCCATCTTTTCAGTTTTATCCAAGCGATTGGCTAAGAGATACGGCATTGCGGTCGTGTTCTATGGGTGCAAGAGGGTTATGGATGGACATGATTTGCTATATGCACGAAGGTAATCCTTATGGTTACTTAAAGGTTGGCGATAAGGTTATCCTTAATACAAACCTTGCCCGTATGGTTGGTGAAACCTTAGAGGTTGTAGAAGGTTGGTTAAAAGAATTAAAAGAAGCCAATGTGTTTGATATTGATGATGGTGCGATTTGTTCCAGACGCATGATTCGTGATGAAAATCTACGCAAGATAAGGGCGGCTGGCGGTGCTAAAGGCGGGAATCCCGCTTTAATGGATAAGGATAAGGTTAACCATGAAGATAACCAAGAGGTTAATTTTGAGGATAAACAAAATCCAACCCCTTCATCTTCTTCTTCTTCTTCGTCTTCATCTTCATTTTCTAATATTAAAGAAGGTAAACCTTCTTTGTCTGGAACTTCGTTCCCGCCATGTCCCCATAGCGAATTATTAAAACTTTGGGGAAAGCATTTAAGCCATTTAACCCAACCAAGAACATGGGAGGGAAACCGCCAAGCCAACATGAGGCAAAGGTG